GAAAGGAAAGATGACTTGGCAATACATTAAAACTAAGATACAAGAATTCTTAACTGGTGGTATACATGCAGTCTTCGGCAAGTTGATTGACAAGTTTGATAAGATATGGGATGCATTAGGTTTGCCCAATCTCGTAGCACTATTTACTATGGACGTTCCTGCTCTAATCGATGCGGCTATAAAATCATTCAAAGAGAAGAGAGATAAGTTAGTAGAGAAACTAAGAGACCCAGATTTATTAGGAAAGGCCAGAGATAAACTACTAGAAGAGATTCGTGGTGTGAACGATAAGATACTGAGTATATTAGATGAATTTAGTATTTTTGGTTTTGATATTGCAAAGATTATAGGTGGCAAAATAGATGAAACTATAACCTCTATAGAAGATAAGATTGTAGAGATTAAAATTGCATTCGAAGACTTCAAACAGAACTGGCAAAAAAAGTTACTGTTTGAGTGGGTAACGATAGTCAAGAAGTTTTTCAGTGCAATAGGATTAGGTAAAATTTTCGACTTTATGTTTTTCACTCTATGCGACTTACTGAAACTGATTGGTTTCCCTCCATCGATACCCAAGATAGCTGCAATTGCAGGTTTCGCTAGTATAGTCGGTACTACACCTAAAGTCAATACATATGTTCCTGATAAAGGAGATGATAGTGGAGTCAATTTTAAGAACGGAGAATGGGACGGCATTGATGGTTCACCGAGTGAGACAAAATCATTTGATATTCCTGTCGCATCAGGAGACACAAGAGTCTTTAAAGATGGTGTAGAATTAGAGATAATAACAAACTATACAGTATCGGGTGGCAAAGTGATTTTCAATACGGCACCTTTATTAAACGAAAGTGTATCAATACTGAAAATAGTTTCAGTCTGACTGAAAATTTAACAAACGGAGATGTATAAATAGATATATGGCAAATCTAAATGACTACTCAAAACCTAACTCTAAGGTAAATGCTACTAAAGACATCTATGCAGACTTGGATATTATGTTTTCTGCTAATCCTATCTCAGGTGATATCACAACAAAGAAGGATTCAGATGCAGTTAAGAGGTCAGTAAAAAACATTTTGTTGACTAATCACTATGAGAGACCATTTAAGCCGAACTTTGGCGCTAACTTAAGAGCAATGTTGTTTGAATTAGACGGCATTGGCGCAAAAAAGAGAATAAAAAAGAACATAATTAAGACCTTATCGATACTAGAACCAAGAATCGGTAGTATTAGAGTAGATATAAGCGAAACAGAGTCTAATAATATAGATGTAAGAGTAAGTTATATCATTAGAAATGGTCTAAACCAATCAAGTGTAGATTTTAAAGTAAGTAGGGTACGATAATGGCAACAAACAGTTCACAAATAAACGCAACCGATTTAGATTTTGATACTATCGCAGAGAATATCAAAACATATCTAAAGGGTCAAGAGAAATTTAAAGATTACGACTTCGAAGGTTCTAATATGTCAGTTCTAATTGACATGTTGGCATATGCAGGACACATTGGTGGTCTAAATTTAAACCTTGCAGCCTCAGAGATGTTTTTAGACTCAGCACAACTCAGAAAGAATGTAGTATCTCGTGCAAAAGACTTAGGGTTTACTCCTGCATCTGAAAGGGCATCGACTGCTCAACTAGAAATCAAACTGAGTAACATTAGAAACGCAGACCAAAGTACGCCGACAGCGAATGATATGACTATATTTAGAGGACATAACTTCGCTACATCATATGATGGCGTATCATATAACTATGTTTGTGCATCATCTAAAGTACCTACTAGAGACGGCAACATATTTACATACAGTCCAGTAGATATCATTCAAGGACAATACATAACAGATTCATTTGTCTTTGATACCCAAATTAAGAACGCAAAGTTTGTAGTATCTAATTCAAGAGTTGACAAATCCAGATTAGAAATATCTGTAAACTCAAATGGTGTAGTATCTAAGTATGCTTTATCAACAGATGTATCAACTATAGTAAGTGCATCTCGTGTATTCTATGCACAAGAGAACGAAGAAGGATTCACTGAGATATACTTTGGTGATGGCGTGTTGGGTGCAGCTCTAAAAGATGGTGATGTTATTAACGCAACTTATATTGCAGTAGATGACATTCATGCCGATGGTGCAAAACTATTCAGTATGATTAATAATGTTAATGGATTCTCAAACGCTAGTATCACGACTTTGGTTGTTTCGGGTGGTGGTGCAGAGAAAGAATCTATAGACTCAATCAAATTTAAAGCAACAAAGTTCTATACATCTCAGAACAGACTGGTAACACTGAATGACTACAAAGCAAAGGTCAGTGAGTATTACCCGAACGCAGATGCAGTTGCAGTATGGGGTGGAGAAGATAATGACCCACCTGAGTATGGTAAAGTATTCATAACACTTAAACCTCAGAACGCAGACTATCTATCAGTTTCAGAAAAGTCAGTAGTACAGAACAAGTTAAATCAATTAAACATGTTGACTGTTAGACCAGTAATTATAGATGCAGAAATAGTTAAGATTCTATTGACTACTGTATTCAAATACAATGCCGCTGATACTACATTATCAAAAGGAGAATTAGAGACTATCGTAAGAAGTTCTATAGTTGCTTTTGATAATACAAATTTAAACAACTTCGACAGTATATTCAGACATTCAAATCTTGCTAAGGCAATCGATGAGACGAGTGTATCTATACTATCGAACATTACGAATGTTAGATTACAAAAGAGAAAACAAGTTAAGATAAGTTTCTCTGAAGGATTTAATGTTCTATTTGGAAATGGTTTTTATCATCCACATGACGGTCATAATAAGGCGTCAGGTGGGGTTTTAACCTCAACAGGTTTTAAGGTCGATGGCGATACCGTTAATACTTACTTCTTTGATGATAATGGTTCTGGTTTAGTCAGAAGATATTCAGTCAATAGTGGTACAAGAGTTTTCGCAGACCTAAGTGCTGGCACTATAAATTATGCCAGTGGAAAAATTTCGATTGATGCCATCAAGTTTACCTCAACAGTAAACAGTGACACATCGATAGACTTCACCGTTGTACCCTCAAGTTCAGATGTTGTTGCAATTAGGGGTTCCCTAATTGACATCAGTGTTGACGACATTAAGGTAACAGCAGAAGTCGACACCATTAGTAGTGGTGAAAGCAGTGCTGGGGTAGGATTTGTTTCTACTTCTAGTACTAATTATTAAAAAAATATGAAACAAGTGGTCACGGTTTATGCCGTGAGTAGTTTCCCATTTAATTGGATTATAGGAGGAAAATTAAAATGGCAGATAAGAAAATAACAGCATTAACAGAGATAGCGGCAGGTGATGTCAACAGTGTAGATTTACTACATGTGGTTGATAACCCAGGCGGGACTCCGGTTAATAAAAAAATGAGTTTGGCTAGAATGTTTAACAATCTACCAACTTACATTGCATTTGATGATGTTGAAGCATTGACAACTGGAACAGCGATTAGTGTCACTAAAGCTGTAACACAAATCAATATGGCTAGTGTCAGTGGTGACCAACAGTTCACCCTTGCAAGAGGAACATCAGTTGGACAAATCAAAGTTATCGTAAGATTAGATGACGGCGATACAGACAATTGTGATATCACGGTAACTGGTTGGACAGACTCTACAGTCGCAGCCCCTCAGATTCTTTTAGAAACTGGTGGTGCAGTAATTTGTATTGCTCTAGGTTCAGAAGGTTCATTGACTTGGCATCCACTCTCAGTAGTTGGTACTAATTCAGTAGTAGCTGGTATCTAATACCAAATAGGATTTATAGATGGCACATGAAAAACATATTGTAGATAGATTATCTACTCGACTACCAAGTCTTCTTCCTGAGTATATCAGAGATGAGGCACCAGTATTTGAGTTGTTCCTACAATCGTATTTTGAGTATCTAGAATCCGAAATCATAGTCCTGACATCGAAAGGTGAATTAACAGGAATAAGATTAGAGGACGGTACCTCTCAAACAGCGTCAACGATTCTGATTGAAGCAGGTACCGACACCTCGGCTCCCGATATATTAACATCTAGAATAATACAAGAAGGAGTGACAGAACCGTTTACAGTGGGTGAATACATCTACGGAAACAAAAGTGGTTCAGTCGCAAAAATTAAAGTTATTAATGGACTAACATTAATAGTTGACACTATATCAGGTACAGGTTTCTCACCAACAGAAACGATTGTAGGAAGAGATAGTTCTCAAACAGGTACTATATCAACATACAAAGAGAATTCAGTAGTAGCAAATAACAGACTACTAGACTATTCAGATATAGACCAAACATTGGATACATTTTTACAATATTTCCAAAAAGATTTTATACCGTCTCTTGATTTAAAAGAGACACAAAACCCAAGATTAACTCTTAAGAACATAGGCACCCTATACAAACAAAAGGGTACTGCTGATTCAGTCAAGTTCTTAATGAGATTACTATATGGTGAAGATGCCGAGATAAAATATCCGATAGATGAAACAGTATTTGCATCGGAATCAGGATACATCGAAGAAAGAAGATTGGCTATTGCCATGGTTAGTGGCGCACCAAAGAGTAACGATAGAATAAGACAATATGATGTTTCAGATGCTACTATAGTAACAGCAGAGGCAATCGTAGAACAAGTATCACCTATAGATTTAGCAAACAACATATACTCACTCTCTATTACGAGAGAACATAGGGGTGTATTTGAATTCAATAAATCAGCAACAGTATTAGACAGAGATGGTGTTACTACATATACAGGAACCGTTCAAGGTATCATATCAAAAGTTGATGACACCGAAGGTTCTATATACTTTGAACTAGAAGATAATTCTGGTGAGATACTAGACGAAGACGGAAATGGATTACTACACGAAGAAACCTCAACTGGTTCTATGTATAGTCCAGCAGATTTTGTAAACTTCACTGGTGGAAAATTAGATACAGATGTAAATAGAGCTACATCAAACATAACAGAATTGTCGAGAGGTCCGGTAGAACATATCTACATAGATTTATCTGGCCAAAACTATACTGGCGGAGAAATAGTTGTCTTTGACGATGCAAGTTCCGGTGGTAATGGTGCAGAGGCCGTCATTGGTGCAGTTGGTGATGAGATAATACTAGAAGATGCGATGTCAGATGAACAGTTTGAGATAACCGCAACTGCAAACCAAACAGTATTTGGTGGTGTAATACAAACAGGCGATAGATTCGACAATGTATTAGATGACCATGGTTTCCCAATATCTATTAATAGATTTCATGGTGCATGTGAAGTTCACATTGACGGCATAGTTCAGTCGCAATCAACATATACTATAGAACCACAAAAGATAACATTCACAACAAATCCTAATTTGTCTGGTGGAGAAAGAGTAGAAATATTTACAGATAAGAGTAGAGTCTTATACGAAGACGGTGACGAGATGTTACTTAATGCCTATCAGAACACTGTAGGCGGCTCTATTATATCAACAGACCAAAGAGTACGAAGAGTTCAGATAACAAATGGTGGCGCAGGTTATTCAACATTGCCATCCGTATTCCCAGGTGGTTATCTATACTTCAAAGATATCACAGGATATCAACAAGGAGAAATTGTTACTGGTGCAACATCAAATGCAACAGGTACAGTTCTTAGATTAGAACCAAAGACTAATAGACTTGTAATCAAAAGGTCATCTTCTGATACTGGTATTTTTGTCAAGGGCGAAAACGTAGTCGGTAGTAATTCTTCTACCAATTTAGTTTGTACTACTGCAAAAGTTACAGAAGGTACAGGTGGTAAATTCTATGCATGGTCATCTAAGATTGGTGGTGTTGAAAAACTAACATTATCTAATCAAGGTAGTAAATTTGATGCTAATGCAGTACTAGATGAACTTACATCTATGCATAACATGTTGGTAACTACTCCTTCAGGTACACCAAACAAAGGTGTAACAATTACTGGTGTTATCTCTGGTGCAACAGCGCAAGTAGAGTCATATGATAATATCAGAAACATACTTAAATACACTAATCTTGTTGGTATGTTTATCAACGATGAGAAAGTAACCTTTGAAAGTACAGACAGTTTCTTAATTCTTAAGAATGACCCGTACACTGCAAGAGGTAAAGTTGCTGGTGAGGGTATTGTAAATGACAATTTCTTGAGTGATAAAGGTTTCTTATCTTCTAAAGTCGCAAATATACATGATAGTAAATTCTATCAATCACACTCTTATGTCATTAAAGTTGGCGAGAGTATTAATAAGTATCGTTCAATAGTTAAAGACCTAGTTCATCCATCTGGTCATTTATTCTTTGGTGAGGTTGCACTTAAATCTCAACTCTTAGGATCCTCTAAATCTGGTGTCAAAGATATACCATTTGATGTGAACGAAGAAAACAAAATGGGTATAGTTTCAACCAAGTTTGTTCCTACAATTGTCATTCAGGCTTACCCTACAGACAATGTATTAATGGAAGAATCTACTAGAGATGTACCTGTAAGATTAGAGACTGAAGATAATCATCTATTAGAGAACGAAGACTCAAGAGAGAACAAAGCACATCTAAGTAAAGAAACTCTCATGTTATTCCACACAACTTCAACTGAAGTTGATAATCAGATAATGGTCACTCAATATAAAGAGGCATCAGGAATAAATGCATCTACTAATGGTCTTAGAGTTCACGGTGGAGAGATTAAAGGTGCAGGTCACTTAAACATTCTAAACAGAAAAGAGTTCATAACAACTGCATTAGATACTAAACTAGACAATGACCCAAGTACTGTAGCATCAACCAAGAGACCAACAATAACAGAATTCAATACATTCATACAAAAATCTCCAAGAAGAGATGGCGCTGTGACTGTATTAAATCTCGAAACAGCAGACCACGATTACTATGTAAACAATACAGATGTTCCTTTAACAAGTGAATTTGGTAATATTGCAATAAGACCTGCTGACTCAGGTAAAGTATTCCAATTATGGCAACCGTCAGAAGAAATATTGATACTTGAAGATGGAACTAAAATACTAAACGAAGAACCTTTAAACTATGTAAGACTCGACCCATTTGATAGAGATTTACATGGCGAAAAGATACTAATGGAAAATGGCGAAGGTAGTTTCTTATTAGAAGATGATACTGTACCTGAGACTAGAGAACATTTCGTAACTGAAAGGTCCATTGAACTAGACAATCCTTACATGTACATGGAAGATAATTCTAGAATAGTATTCGAAGACGATGTTGTTTTGATAGACGAAGAATCTGGTGAAGAAGTTCACACATTCATTCCTATTGGCCCAACATTGAAAACCCTAAATATGATTGCATTTCAAAATACTTATAGAATCGGTAGATTTATGTATTTAGAATCGGGCAATACTGCTGTTAATTCTGGTGGCGTAAATACAGAATATGACAGAGAAGATGAACATAGAGTCGTAATGGAAGATGGTAGTGGTTCTATATTATCAGAAGAATCGGTATCAGAAGGATTAAGTATAAAACAGATGAGTGACATGACAGGTCTTTTATATGTCAGTGAGATAAACAAAAGACAAAGAAAAAGAACTAATATTGCATTCAGTTCTTATGTTAATTCATCAAATGTTTCAAATAGTGGCCTTTAGGCATTATAAATAATAGAACAAATATAAAGAATAACTTGGAGTTATAAAGAAAATGGCAGCAATAATCACAGAAAAATTCAGAACGCATAATGCGAGACAGTTCATTGAAGACTTTTCAGAAAGTAATCAGAAGAATTATGTCTTCATAGGTCGTTCTCACGCATGGACAGATGACACAAGTCCTCCTGCTCCGGCAAACTCAGAATCAGAAGAAATTGGAGCATTTGAAGATATGATTGCTCTCAAGGCAGTTTCTTCAACAGATATCTCACATGGACTAGTTAGATACAACTGGACAACAGGTACTAAGTATGATGAATACAGAGACAACTACTCTGCTTCAAATACAACCAATGTCACAGGTGTTTCAAACTTCTTCGATGGAAGAGGATATGTAATTACAGACGAATTCAAAGTATACAAATGTCTAAGAACAGGCGTAAACTCAAGTAATGTTATCATTAATTCAACTGTTAAACCAACATCTGTTTCAACAACAATACCAGAAGTAACCGCAGACACAGGCGCATCTTTAGGATATATGTGGAAATTCATGTACTCAGTTACAGCTTCAGATGTTATCAAATTTGTTACTAACGACTTTATACCAGTTAAAACATTGGGTGCTAAAACATCTGTATCAGGTTCTGGTACAAATGGTGGGTTTGGTACAACCGCAACGAATGACGGTTCTGCTCAATGGGATGTAGAAACTGCCGGTGTAGATGGCGCAATCTTTCACTATACTGTAACCGCTGCCGGTTCTGGTTATACTAGTGGT